AATGCGCGCTGAGCTGGTGAACATGTAGTTGGACAGCTCGCGGATCGCATTAGGCGTTGACATGAGTTTGGAGGGATTGCCGCCCTGCTCCCACACCGATTGGGCCATATCGCGGATCGCTGTTTCGGTCAGCGCGCGAGTTGTGCCAGGCGTTGGTGCTGCAACCGTACCGGCTGAGAAACCGCCATCAAGACCACCGACACCGCGATCTGTGTTGGTAGTGAGCCAGGCATAGAAGCCGCCGACATTGCCAGGAGTGGTGTCGCCATCATCAGCAACTGAGGCCTGCTGCGTCAGCATGATAGCCTCAACATCGCGGCGCAGTTCTTCGCTGCGGCGCATAACCTGCAGCGCCAGTGAGTCGCTGGTGCCAATCCGGTCTGAATTGCGGGCCCTGGTCGTCACAATGACGTTCTTGGTGCTGATTTGCGCCTGGTTGCCCACTCGCGCGCCATTCACGCCTGCATCGTTCGCGTCCTGGGTGTCCTGGCCATCTACCTTGGCGTTGGTAATGTCAGGCTGTGCCAGCTTGTCGATCTGCCACTCATAGTAGCTGTTTTCGACACTATCGCTGCCGATCATGTCGGTGAAGGGAAGGGAAATTGAACTGATATCGAAGATTTGACGCATAACGTCCTCCCCAATCAGTCCACCAAAATCAATGGCCTTGAGATCAGCCGAACTCCAATAATCAGAAGTTGCCATAATTCAAATTCTCACATTTTCGGCGATAGCAGTGCCTTGACTGCCTGCGCCTTGTCATAGGGATCGGTGGCGGCGCGCCCTGCGGCAACCACCTCGCTTTGTTTTTGGCTTTTTGCGGATTGGCGGCGCGGCTTCCCAGGTCTCCGTGGGAGTTTCGGCACCTTTTTCGCTGCGGCGTTACTCAGCCGCTCCATGCGCAATAGCCTGGTGAGGTCATGCATCATTTTGATGGTCACCGCCTCACCCTGCGCCCCAATCTGCGCCTCTGTGAGCCCATACTCATTGCCGAGTGTCTCCACCATCGCGGCACGGTCTCGCTGGTACGTTTCGGGGTTATCTTTCCACGCCGGTATAGCGCTGAATAACAGCTCTCGCTGCTGGCTTGCGTGGATTTGCTGCGCCTGCGCGGCGCGGGATCGAAGCTCTGGCGTAAGCTCTACGCCGCTTTCGTTAATCATGGCCAGCAATTCCTGCTGGTCCTGTAATACCTGATTTTCGTGCTCTATCTTTTGCGCCTCAAGCGCTTCCTGCCTGTCCTCTACGGTATACAGGTCTTGCACGTGATCCTTGAACTGGCCTAATGTGATTGGCTCACGATCACCACCAAGGGGAATTTCCATTGCATACAGATCAGCTACTGGAACATCTAATTTCTCTGCAAGAGAAGCAATATCAAGAGCTAACGGCTCGCCTTGATCGGCTTGATCGTGGTCTGGCGCATCTGCATCGTGGTCTGGTTGATCTGGCTCAGCATCATCCTGCTCAGATTCTTGGGAATGATCTGTTTGTTCAGATTGCTCAGGTTCGGGATGCTCAGGTTCGGACCTGGCAGCAGATTGCTCCTGCTCTTGATCTGGTGCGTCAATTGTCACGTCAGGCTGAGAAACAAAGCCCTCACGATTAGAGCTGGCGTTCTGCTCAAGTAACGCCTGCACCTTGAGTGCTGGGTCTACCCATTGACCATTGCCGTTAGGCTGCTGTTCTGTCGTTTCCATGAATATCTATCGCCGTGTTTTTGAGTTCATTTCTGACTTCCCTGGCAACGCTCGCCTTGGCGTGTATCGCCTCGCGCTCTGCCTGGTCTGTCGCATTCATCCACTGCGCAAAGCATCGCCCCTCGTATTCGTCGAACACCGCCTCAAAGGCTGGGTTCTCTACTAGTCGCCTAGCTTGCTGCAGTGTCAGAGGCATTTGCCTGCTTCTCCAATTCAAGGGCCGCATTGCCCACTATTTTTGCTTCCTCCAGCTCCTGCTTCGCCCCAAGCTCCACATACTTGAACTGCAGTTCTTCATCGTGCTGGCGGGCATCCTCAATCACCTTGGCACCATCAATCTGCGCCGGAACGGTGATCGCATCGGTGGCGAGCTTGCGAGTAAATTGCTGCTCCTCTTGCGCCTGCTGCGCTTGCGCCTGCTGTCTCTGCTGCGCCTCTGGACTGGCAGGATCGAGCCAATAGCGCTCAGGGTTATCCACGCCTGCGAACAATGACCAATCAAGAATCGCGTTATGGACCTTGGTGCTGTCGGTTATCACGCCGCCCTGGCCCTGTGCCATGAATTCCTTTTGCTGCACAATGATCTGCTCAAGGGTCCCCTTGCGGGCCAGGCGCTCGGCATTTGATAGGCCTGTCTTGACGTTCACGCGCTCCCGCTGCGGCCACTCACTCGGATTGGCGCTCTGGAACTGCCCTCGGGCATTGAACTCAATATTGATTGGCAACCAGGCGCGCATCGCTCGGTGGACCAGCTTGTATGTCTCTTTGACTAGGGTTTCCGATAGCGTGCGCAGCATATCGGCGGTCTGCTGTTCGCGGCTTGAGAACTGGCGCTCAATGCCAGACGCGGTATCGCCAATCACGTTCGCCGCCTGCGTCTGCAGGTCGAGACTTGCGCCGCCTCGCTCGCTGCGCACGGTGTCCAGGTACTGCATTGCGTTCTGAGCGCTCGCGCCAATATCAGGCGCAACAATGGGAGTTATGGCATCAGGTGCGTCCATACGAATCACGCCACCAGGACGCGAATTTAGAACATCATCCATATCGACCAGATTGGTCACTACACCAAGGCGGGAATTGTTGGCGCTGTTCTGGTTGTCGAGCCATTGGCGCAGAATGCGCGTCTTTGCGTCCTGGACCTCCTTCATGCGATCAAACATGGACAGGCCAGTAAATCGGTGCGGATTCATCCAGCCGGTGCCGCTGGCATAGGGCACAAAATCCACTGGGTCATTGGCGAGCACTTCGCGGGATCCGCTGGCATAGAGGATGTTGCGCAGCTCTGCCACGCCATCATCGTCATAATCGACGCGATAGTAGCAATCCCACACCTCTATCACTTCCTGCGCCTTCTGCTGCGCGTGCCAGGTGTTGTCGTAGTTGTCTCGGTTGCGAGCGTTTACGTCGTTCTTGGTGTCCATGTTGACGTGCGCCAACGCTTCTACCTGTTTACGGTCAAAGCCCTGCTCTATCAGGTCGCTGCGGGTAGGGAACATGCGCTCAGCGCAAAAGGGCACTTTATCCAGGAAAATAGAGTCATGGTTCTGGCTCCAGATAAACTCGGTGGGATCAATGCTGGTGCAGCGCAGATCGCGGCGGGCCTCTATCAGCTTGATATTGAGGTTTATCAGGCCCTCGCTGTCCTTTTCCTCTTTGAGTATTTCGGTATCAACGGTTGGCCCTGCCTGGCTCTTGATCTGGAATGCCTCCAGGTCTGTAAGCCCTTCGTATTTTTCGGTTGTGACAATTTCGCGCTCCTCCAGCCAGACCTTTATCAGCCCGTTGCGCAGCAGCAGGGCATCGTGAATGCTCTGTTTGAACAGCAGATAGCCATCGTTCTCTTGCATCACCATGTAATTGACTGCATCAGACTCAAGGCGCGACTGCTCTATGTCCTGCTCTCCGGTTGGCTCAAAGCTAACCAGGTCGTCAATCTCAAAGGCGGGCATCATCGCGGCGAGTACCGCGCTATGCATATCGGCTACATCAAGGCTCTGAACACTTGAGCGCCCTGGCATGGATGGCGCTGCCTCCTCGCGCCCAAAGTAGTAATTAAGGGCATCCTCTCGGTTGCTGGCCAGCTCATCACTGTCCCATCCGTCTGCCTGGCTAATCTCCTGCCCAAGCATTTTTGCCAGTTCTTCGTCGTCGAGCTTTGCCATTAGGCTATTCGGTCCAGTAAGTCATAGTTAAGAGACCCCGCACGCCCCTGTTTACCGCCTTTGCTCATTTCCACGGCGAAATAGCGCAGTGCGTCAGAGGCGTGCGAAGTCCAGTCGTGAACGGGACGCAAGCTGGCTACACGCTTAACGTCATCCCATTCAGACCTGTATAGCCTTAGAGCCTCTAAGCCCTGGCGGCATTTCTTTTCGTCAAACCAGCAGCGCCCCAGCACGTCACGCACGCCGGATATGCCATCAATTACGGGAATGTTGCGCGCCACGTTGAACTTGATACCAAGGCGCGCAGCGGTCTCCAATCGAGAGACACCGGAACCAAGCTCCCTCACTTTCAGATCGTGCGGCCCGATATGAGTGTCATAGATATAGGGGTAGGTTTTAAGCTCGCGCAGAATGTCAGGGAGGCCTGATCCGGTGAATTCTTTGTAGTCGATAAAGTGAATCTCGCGGCCACATATCTGCCAGAACCAGATCGACGTGGAGTCGTTTATGCCCAGATCCCAGGCTGTCCCAACGGGCACCTCCTCCTGGTAAGGCACGCTGCAGATGCGATCCTCGCGCTCTGCCTTGTCGAGCGCCTTGGCGTAGTACGCACCCTTTACCTGCGCCGACCAGGAACAAAGCATTTCCTGCTCAAATTCTTCTGGCGACATTTCCTTGGCGAGCGTTGCGAGTTCATCAGGGTCAATCGCATCAGTGTCGTAACACGTCCATAGCTGGCGGTTCCAATCCTCTAGCTCCGCTGCCTTTTCGAACAGGTCATAGAATAGGTTGTTGCGCCCGAACGGAGTGCCGATAAACAGCGCCCTTCCCTTGCGGTCAGCCAGTGCGGGTCGGATAACCTCAGACCACATTCTCGGCGACATTTGCGCAACCTCATCAAGTACAACGCTGTCAGAGTATTGGCCTCGGAAGGTGTCTGGATTATCTGCGCCATGTAGCTGTATGCGTGCGCCGTTGGGGAAGTTGGCGCACAGCTCGCCCTTGTTGTAGTCCATACCAGGGATATGGGCTGTGAATTCTTTGAGGTAGTCCCAGGCGATTGCGCGGGCTTGTTTGAGGAATGGCGCGAAGTAGTGGGCGCGTGGTCTTGGCAGCTCGCACGCGAGTACATCGCGTATCAGCTTGTCTACTGCATAACAGGTCTTTCCGAATCGGCGGTGCAGTACCAGTACACCAAACCGTTGCTCGCTATCCCTTAGCTCCCATTGTTGAGATCGGGGTTGGAACGGGCTGACCACGCTGGCTATCGTCATAAGTTATGACCAACTGCGTAGGCATCTCGCTGCCCTCAATACTGCCGCTATGTTCGCGCTTATTGGGGTAGCGTTTGTCGAGCAAAGCCTTCGCTGCTGAGAGCCTATCGCCTTTCGACCACTTTTCGGTTTCGTCTACACCTGCAGCCACATCAATAAGCAGGTTAACCAGGTCGAATTTGATAGGCCTTCCGTTCGCGTCATAACCGACAATGCGCTTGCTACATGCGCGATCTAGTTTCTGATCGAACTCAGCCTTGGCTTTGTTCTTGCTGCCTTTTGTTCTCGCCATTTCCGACTCTCTCGGTGTTTCAAGTCTTAGGTTGCTGGCCGTGACTCTTGAGGTAAATGTAGACCAGGGATTTATGTATAGACAAGACCTGCAAAGTTATCCACAGGCAGCACAAGAATTAATCTGGATAACTAACCCTTTTTTTTTATTAACTACTGATTAATCTTAATAATTCACTGCAAACATTAACTTTCTGTAATGTTTATAAATCGCCATTCAGAACGCTTAGATCGGAGGTTTTTGGGCAAGTTTCCCCCCTTGGCATCTTGGCCAATAGAGGGGAAGCTCGCCATTCGTCACGATGAGTCGTCAGCAAATGGGCATATAGGCAACCGTAGCCCCTATACTTGCAGGTTCGTCCAGCCGTAGCCTTGCCTGATAGCGGTCCTGCACGCAACGTACACGCCTCCACCGCCTGCCGCTCTACCAGGGTTCCTTATAGCGGCACTATCACGGTCAACAGACAAGCATACGGGTCACCGGCAGACTGTTGATCCGGCGGGGTTTACTTTGGACGGGAAGTTTGAGAGGATTCGCTTACTCGCTGGGTTTCCCGTCAAAGTAAAGCCAGCAAGTAGACAGTACTCCGGCTAGGGAGCAACGTCAACCGGATATGCCCGCCCTGCACGGCGGGCTATCCACCTAATCAGTGCAGTGATTAGGGAATCAACGTATTACCCGCATTCCCCTCCTGCACTCCGTTTAAATAAATGGAGTTCCGTATGATCAAAAAAACACGCAAAGAGCGCGCCGACAGGCGATCACGCCGCATTGCTGAGCGCGAAAAACAATTCGCGGACGCAATGGATGCAGAATCTAAACAGGCGCTCAAGCGCTACCAGCAACGCCTGCGCGATATCGCCGCTGGCCGTGACCAATGAGGTATCAACAATGGGAGACATACACCACTGGACCAAAAACGGCGCAGACTCCTGGGTCTGCAGGTACTGCAAGGTTGAAAAGAGAAAGCGACAGATCCACTCCAACACGTCCTTTGCCCGCTATACGTTCCACCGCCAGGACGGTTCGCGCATTGGTCATTCCGTTCCCGAGTGCCACCAACAACTGAGGATGCTGTGATGCCTAGTCTATCCGAGAGAATCATGGCCCACCCTGCCACACAGGCAGGGGATACACTGGTGCCAGGCCAGCTCGCCAACGTGTTCAAGGTGCCAGTGAAGGCGGTACGCTCCGCGCTGGTCTCCCTTGAGGATCAAGGCATGCTGGTGCGCACGCATAGCCACATGGCAACGCCGCAGTTTAGAATATCCACTGCGGTATCATCTAAGCGAGTGCTAATCACGCGCCCCTGGACTAAGGGGATATGGGAGGAACATGAAACACTTTAACTACACTGAGTTTGACTGCAAGTGCGGTAACTGCGAAATGGTCGGAGAGCGCATGGATGCGGTTCTGCTGGACGTTCTGGATAACGCGCGCAATATGGCAAGCGTTCCCTTCCACATCACCAGTGGCCTGCGCTGCGTGTATCACAACGAGAAAATCGGTGGCTCTGAAACCAGCTCGCACCTGGAAGGCCTGGCGGTAGATATTGCCGTGCAGGACAGCTCAACCAGGGAGGCCATCTTAACCTGCCTCATTGGTGAGCTTTGCGGAGAGAATATTCCGATTCGGATCGGCATTGCGCCGGACTTTATACACGTTGACATTGACCCGTCCAAAGACGGTGATGTGATCTGGCTCTACTAAGGACTGTTGACGGTTGTCTGGTCAGTATCCCTGATAACCGTCAATTTTTCGCAATTCTTACCCTCTACCCGTATTTCCTCGCCCTGAGTCGTGCATCCTGAAAAAATGGCTGCACTCGCCGCTAGAGCAGCAACGCTAGCGGATTTTCTGAGGTCTAGCAAGGCCGAACCCTAATCGCTCTCAGATCGCCATACACGCGCGCTAGTGGCACTTATTCATTCTCGCCCGAATATCAGGTCGTTCAATGGGTCTTGCCCTGCAATACCCGCCTGCCTGCCTGCCTGCCTGAATATTAGCGGTGCTTCCTCTGCCAATATCGCGCCGACCACGCTAGCCGCCCTTGGCGACTCCTCAAACTTACCAATCACCGGATTTGCCAAAGCGCGCGCTGCCGCCCCTGTCGGGTCGCTCACGGCCTCACGGACAGCCTGGCGCTCTGCTGTGCCCGAGGTCGGGACTATCGGCCTCACCCTTGGATCAGCGAAGGCGGCGGCGGTCTCAATCAAATCCCTGGTATCATCCAGGCGCACCTGTTCGCCTCTGCCCCTGGTTGCTGTCGTGCCAAATGTAGAGCGCAGGCGGCGGTTCAGTGTGACAGGGTTCACAGTACCACCTGTTATCACGTTGGGCTGCTCCGCAACCTGCAGCACACGCCAACGCTCGCGGGCATCATTCAGCAGCGCAACATCCTCAGGGCTTGTTACTTCCGCCAGGGCATTGTCCAGATCGTCAATCATTTCCCTGATACGGTTGCCCAGCCGCCCCTGCCCCTTGTTATATGCCTGGCCCATTTCTTCCGAGAGAGCTTGCCGCACGGTCTGGAAATCAGCACCCGTAAAAACGCCGCTTTCCATGTCTGGCAACTCGCCGAGGCCGCGCAGCTTTTTAAATTGCTCAAGAGTCAGCACGCGCTCCGCAAACTCCTCGCCCATATCTATCTCCGGCACGGCCTCGCCGACGGTATTAAACACTTCTTCTAACTGCGTTGCCGCAACATCAAGTACATCCTCTGTAATTGGCCCATCACCACCGACACCCAACGCCCTGCGCAATGACTGGCCAGCTACCTCCTCATTGGTGGCCGCTATCTGCTCAAAGGTCCGATTGGTGAGTGCATCCCCCGCCAGTGAGGTCTCTATACCTCTGACCGTTGGATCATCCAGGCGCTGACCAGCAGTCACCCTTCCACCAACCGCCTCGACTCGCCTTGCTGCCGGACTGGTTTCGGATAGCGCGCGCCGGACAGAAGCCAGGGCATTCACAACGCGGCCCGCCATCCTGCCCGCTATATCTCCAGCAACGCCGCCGATAGCACCCGTTGCGGTGCTGCGCAACTGGTCAACCTCGTTTGCGTCAAAATCCATGTATCCCTCAAGCGCTCCCAACGCGGCGCTCATTGGCAACCCACCTCCGGCGGTGGCGGTTGCTGCAGCAAAGGGAAGCGCGCCGCCCAGGGTAGAGGCTATTGGGTGTTCCTCGCGCAATCCGGCCAGCAGTGCATCTTCTTCCTGCTGCTCCAGCCGCAGTTCATCGCGCGGCGTGCCGGTAAGCTCACGCATGCGCCTGCCAATGCGCTGAAATCCAGCACCCGCCTCAACCAGCATTGCGTCGGTGGCAGGCCTTACGCTGCCGCCCAGCTCTGGTGCCGGTATCGGGTCGCCACCATCATCGGGGATAATAAAGCGCTGCCCAAATTCATCTACGGCTAGCTTAGGCATTAGAACTCACCAATCACTGTTAAATCTTTAGCCTTCACTTTTGGTATGCCCTGCCTGCGCATAGGAACCTGGACGTCATTACTCTGACTGCCAGGGAATTGGCGTATACCATCACCGAGGCGAGTGCGATCAATCCCCAGCCTTCCGATTATGCGCTGCGGGTCGGCCTTGATGCGCTCAGCCTCGGATTCATACCACTGAATGCGGGTCTGTGCGTTCTGCGCCCTGGGCGCGTAAGCGCCTCGCATGGTGTTATACCACTCCCTGCGCGTGGTCTCATTCCAACCCTGCCCAATCAATTTATTAAGCTGGTTTGCAAGCGCCGACATTGGGCCCTCTGCCGCAACAACCTGCTTCCCCTCCTCGGTTCTCACGGTTGAAGTCGGGTCCAGGACTTTCATTATCTGGAAGGTAGCCGCCACTGCGGCTGTCGGCGAGTCCGATTGCAGCGAGTTATACAGGGCATCCCAGCCCTGCTGCAGATTGGCAAAGCTATTCAGGTCTGCCTGGTAATCATCCTGCAGGCGCGTGAAGTCGCCGCGTGCGTATTCTGCGGCGCGCTGTTCGTCGGTTTTCTTCTGCTCATAAAGCCGGTCAGACTGGTCCTTCTGCTGCTGCGCGCGCAAGTCTATAAATTTGCTCAGCAGTGATGTGTCATTGGTGGCTGAAGCGGTCAGGAGCGAGTCAAACAGGGGATTGCCAGGCTGGCGCTGGTCCTCTGGCAGCGTGTTGGCCAATATTGGGATCAATGCCTCGGTCTGCGCCCTGCGCTCGCGCGCGGCGCGGTTGATGCCCAGCACCCTGTCGATCAATGGATTGCTCGCCTGCGCGTTATTGGCAAAAAAGTTCTGCCCAGCCAATAAGCCGCCGCCGATCAGTGCTGGAAGGATTGGAAAGGCCATGGCTATTACTCCTCTGGAATGCCGATCTTAAACCCGCTGCTATCCGTGCGCCCTGTCGAGGACGTGAGAACAGTCGGATCACCCAGGATGCCGCCAAATTGCTGCAGGCCCGCAAACTGGCCCAGGAATGGCGACAAGCCAAGATTGAATAGCTGGCCTGCGCCTGCCATGCCCTGCGTTGCCGCCTGGCTCTGCAGCATTGCAGCCTGTCCTGCCGCCGCAGTCTGCTGCGCCAGGTCATTGGAGCGCAGTGCTGCCGCCCCCTGCTGGAATTCTTCCAGGCCGCGACCTATAGCCTGGCCCTCTGCCAGCCCTTGCCGGTTCCCGCCAAACTGGTTCGCGGACGCAAAGCCACTACCAACGCCCTGCAGGGCTTCCTGGGTAAATCGGCCAATATCTGTGCCCAGGGCATTAACCTGCTGCTGCAGGTAAGGATTCTCGCCGCTGGAGCGCTGCAGCAGGTTCTGTATGAACGGGTTTGTTCCCTGCGCTATACCCTGCTGCGCGCCCAGGAATTGCTGGCCTGCGCCGAACGCCTGCTGGCCTGCACTTTGCGCGGCATCCATCAACTGCGGGTTTACACGCTCGAAAACATTGCCTGCGCCCTGATAGAGCTGCGTCAAAAATTGCTGCTGAATCGGGTCTATTACCTGCTGCGAGCTTGTACGCCCTTTGGATTTGTCCTTGCCTACGGCCATACTTTCATCCTCATGTTGCAATATAGATATTCAAAGCCATAGCGCTGCAGTTCTTTCACCCAGCCCTTGCGCCCCGTCAGCGTCACGCCGCTACAACCAAGCCCCTTGGCCGTAGTGCGCAGAAACGCTATAAAATCATCCAGCCAAATATGCATAGACTCGCCAGCCAGCGCCACAACGTGAAGCGCCTTGCCTTCCTTGGTGGCTATGATTTGCAGCACGGCCACGGCCATCGCGCCATCGTCATTGCCTATTTCAGCCATCAACTTGTCGCCGCTAATCAGATCGGCGCGCAGACTATCGACGGTCTCGCCCTCAAGAATCGAATAGTCGCAGGCGCGCTCCAGCCACTCCTCGTAATATGGCCATAGGTGATGTAAGCCACCTGGACGGACCAGATTAACGCGCGGACAGTCAAAGATTTGCTGTGCGATACTCATAAGTCCTGAATCTCCGAGGCGCTGGTGACAGTAAACTCAAGGTTGTTGTATACGACATTGGTATAAAACGATCCGCCGCCAACTCTCCAGCTTAGGAATTTCCCGTTGTTCTCTGGTGGTAGATCTATTAAAAATGATCCGCTAAAACTCGTGCCGCCGACATTCCTTGCGGTATAGAGCAGAAAGCTCAGCAGAGTTTCGTTGTTCGTCTCGTCGCGCATCTCCAGCGTAGTATACCTGCCTTGCTGCGATTCATCGTGTTGCACTGCAAAGAGCAGATTAATCACCCATATGCCGCCCCTGTCTATGGATAGCCCGTTGTTGGCCTGGTCCTGCGTAACACTCACGGGCTCATTCACGACATTGATGTTCCAGCCATCGACCACAGTCCACCCCAGGCCCCAATCGGCACTAGGCTCCTGCTGAGTGTTGGCAATTCCTCCGTATCCCTTCGCCACATATAACGCGAGCTGTGCGAAAACGCCGCCAATTACCCATTGCGTAATACGCTCAAATTCAGAGCGCAGATAGCGCACCAACACGGGAGGCTGCTGGCTCGGTGGCTCCTGCGGCCTGAAGTTATTAATGCGCGCCATCAGTAGCCGCCTAGCGTTTCGTATTCAATACCAAACCCTGTTAGCGTCCAAACCCTGTCTATAGCGCTCTCTATCTGTATTGATATGAACTTGCCTGGCACTGTCACGTCTACGCTATTGGATTCGCCAATAGTGAACGTGTATTCCTGGAAGGCTATCGCATCGCCCAGCTCTATCTGCCCGCCCACCTTTATTGTGAATTCATCGCCGGAGGCCACATTTGAAAATCGCGGCCACACCTTGCGCACCAGCTTTACCACGCCTGGCGTGCCAAGGTCTTTGGTGAGCCAGTCTATCCTGGCATCGACGGTCAGGCCGTTCGACAGCACATCGGCATCAAGAAACAGGACGTTGGGCCCGTTGTAGCCGCTCGGCTGTGCGAACAGCACTCCATCGTTGACAGTCCCAAGGGTTTGGCTGGATTCATTCCAGCGCCGGTTGTAGCTCAGCCAGGGATCGCTCGCATCATCCCACTCCAGAACTGTAGGAGGTATGGCTGCAACGTTAACAATGCCGCTGGCCGCGTGCGTGCAGGACGGTATGTCGCGCAAGCCCCAGGAGTCTGTATCAATGTCATAGACAACCGCCGTTCTGGGTTCAGGCAAGCCACCGGAAGGCACGCAGAAATAGACCTCATTCTGGTCCTTGTTCACGACAACATAGCTATTTAGGTAATGCACTGGATCAATGAGCGCGAACAGCGTCTCTCTTATCCGGTTGTCTGCAATGCTTTTCATGGTCTGACCGTCATGGACATAGAGATCCCCATCGCCCAAAACGTAATGAAAGCCCTGGTGTTCAGCCACGCAATTCCTGCTGAATATTCCACGATTGGTAAACAGCTTGCGAAAGCTCATTACCTCAAGCCCGCCCACATAGGCCATCACATACACGCTGCGCTGTTTGTAGATTATGAAATCTTCGCGCAACGCTAGTCCGTCGATAATCGGACCTGTTTCGTCGCCAAGGACGTTATTACCCGCCTCGCTGTCTGTCGCAGCGGTCCAGCTCTGCGGCACCTGGCCAGGCGCTGCGGCATCGCTCCACAATAGCAGGGTATCATCAAGCCCGCCTGGCCCGTCGATATTCATGGCAATAAGGTGAAACTTGAAAGGCCGCAGCGAGTAGCACACGGTTGACGCAGGAAAATCTGGCAGCGGCGCGCAAGGATTGGCCGTGTTCCCATCCCAATAAATAGGCGCGTCTCGGCCATTATTGAGCACTGGCAGGCCATTGAGTTCTGCGCTGGTCCATTCGTTATAGCCAACGGCCTGTAAGCCGCCTGCCGGAGTGATGCCTGTATGCGTCACGCCATCCGTAAGCTGCACCTTATCCTCGGTGCACATAATCCAGTAGCCCGTGCCCTGGTAGGGAGCATAGAGCAAATGAATCGGAGCAAATCCAAACGGGTTCACGTCCTGCCATACAGACTCAAGCCCGCCTGCGCGGTTCAGTCTGGCATTGCGAAATATGATGTTCTCGCCGTTGGTGTACTGGTCAGGCGGTATGTACTCATCCGGCAGATCAGCATTGATACTGGTTGGCCGGTACAGTTCTCTAGCTTTCTGACCCATCGCCGGTATATTCCTCAAACAGCGCCTCTATAATCGCCACTGCTTCATCGTCAATATCGTTGTCCGTTCGCCTGGCAATTTCTTGGCATAGCTTAATCACCAGCCGGATTATCATTTCTGTCCCAAACCGTAGAACAATACGTTCTATGATGGCCATGCGGGATCAGTCTCCACGTTGTAATTTTCAACGTCAGTAATCGTCGGCAGAGCGTCGATAGCGCTCCAGGCGGCCGCCCATGCATTACCGACTGCAACAACATCGCCGCCGAGTGCCTGCATTGAGGACGGTTTGATAACCAGGCCCAGCATGTAAGCCGAAACGACATCGGTAAAAAGAAAATTCAGCAGTGCCAGCCTACGGTTTCCCTCGCTGGTTAGCTCTAAGGTCTTTTCTGATTTGGCCGCGTCAAGCTGCTGCCCTTGCACTGTCGGTGTCGCCAGGTAATCGCTTCGCAACATCGCCGTGCCTGGCTTGCCGATACTGGCCGCATAGGTCTCGGCATCCAGCGCAGTATCATATTGCTCTGCCAGATCAAAATAGCCAGCCGCCCCCCTGTCTATGGTGTAGTAATCCATCAGCGCCCCGCGTCGATTACGAAAAATGAAATGTTATCAGCATCGGCCAGGTTGCCGTTGCTGGTCGCGCGGCACTGGACCACAACGTCATTACCCGCCGTTGGGAGCACCTGCACCGTGAACTCGCCAAGAACAATATAAAACGCTGAGCCAGCGCCAACGGTATTCGCTCCAGGCGCTTCGTGCAGCGTCACAGTGTACGAACCGACTGACTCGCCAGGCGTTCTTGTTACACCTGATACCCCATAGGTGTCAGTCCCCGCCTTAAACGTTGCTGACGTTCCGTCGATAATGCCTAGCGCACTGCAAACCTGCCGATTGCTCTCTATGTTAGGAGTAGCCATCGACGTGTTGAAGTTGGCGCTTTTTATATCCATGTCGATACCCGCGCCCTTCCACGAGTCCGTCATACCAGGGAATGACCCTTGCAGGCATTCCTTAATAAGCCGTAAATGATCATCCCCCTGGCTTACATCATCCGACCCTAGCGGCCAGGCTGGGTTCAAATCCTGGATCTGTGTTCCTGTCTCTAATCCCATTTAAACGGACCTCATTGCAGGCGCGTCACCTGTTCGCGCCTTCTTTGACTCATCGTTAACGCGCTCTAGCTCCTCGGTGTATATGGATGCCATGCGCGCGGCGTTGGCTTCGTCCTGTACGTATATGTTCGCCTCTATCAGCGAGGCATACAGATACAGGTAAGGGTATTCCAGCAGAATATCATTGCTGGATGTTTCTGCGCTGAGCGCCTCTGGTGCGCTGTAGTAGTTGAGCTGATAGTCCCTGGCCTGGTATGGCCGGACCCACAACTCACGCCCCCGAATGCTATACACCTGCGGCTCACCATCGTTGTTCGCATAGCGGTTCAGCTCATGCGAGCCAACATACCGCAGCGAGGCAGCGCCGCTGTCTGTATTTACAGCAAGCGAGCGTATCCCCCTGAAATCAGCGGGCAAGGTCTGCGGGTTAGCACTTACCGAATACGGGTCGATCATCTTTTCGTTAAAGCTGCTGCGCAGATCACGCGCCAAGCGGGACGTTGCCAGATCAATAAACCCTGGTATCTGGTCGGAGAGGTCCGTGCGGTGCATATAGCTCGCTATGCTGGCCTCCAGGTCTGCGCGGGTCTGCACTTCTATAGACCCGCGTCAGCCTGCGCCTGCGCCTGCATTTCTTCCCAGGTCGCTATTACCTCGGCTGTCCATTCGACTGCGGCCACATCCTGAATGCGCTTGGTCTCGCCGCTGGTATCATCGCCAGGGTTCAGTACATGGCGGTGCGTGTGCGCGCCAACAACCTTCCCATCCTCGGTATATTCATCAATAGTCGCCACCTGAATATTGCTATAGCGTGTGACTTCATACTTTTGATACGTGGTTTTTTCTACGGCCATTTTTTATTCCTTATGATGTTTGATATTGCCCAGATACGGTGCACTGGAAAACATTAGTGATATCCCCAATCAGCATGGAGCGCGTGCCGCCGGTTGCATCCCACATCGTCGGAAACAGGGACGACCCAACCGCGAAACCGCCAAAGCTCACGCCGGACGTTATCGTCATTCCCTGGACGTTGGCAAAGGATGCTGTTCCATAATCATTGGCAGTTGAAAATGGGAGGCCCGCGAAGCGAAAGTTGGTATTGGCTCCATTCAGGTCTGTCAGAGTGATTCGAAACATATAGTGAACCATATCGCCAATTCTGACGTATCGCCCGTCCGCTAGCGAAGCTATCGCCGTGTTCGTGTTGTCGCGGAAGCTCGGCGTGAACGTACCCTCCTCATATTCATTTAGCGCATTCACGCCATCATCGAAGGAGACTGCCGGACACCGCAATTGTGTACTGATTCCTGCAAGCGTTCCCGACTGGTACGCCACCACTGCACCGCCGACCCGAGTCTCCCATAGGTCTGTGCCTCGGATATACGCGAGATAATCGCCCGCATCGGCGCGGATGATAGGGTTTCCACCTGTAAGCTCAATATAGAAATCAGCGTCCCCAAATGAAACGCGACCGGTAGTTATAGGCGGCATATTCGCCGCTATATCATCCAGCGATACGCTGTTGGATACGCCGCCGCCTTCCAGCTCAAAAAGGTCGGTGCCTACGGGAACCGGCTTAAGCGGGAGGTCTGAAATTTTTACATCAGCCATATTTTGTTCCTACGGTTTCGGGTTTATGGTTGTCGTGATGCGCACATCAGCCTGAGCTGTCACGCGTCGGTTGCCTGCTGCATCAACACGGTCTCCAGTGACGATCTGAGGCGGCCTGTTCGGCATGATGTAGCGCCGGTTGCCATCGTGAGGCGTGACCCTGGTCAGCGCTGGCTGTCTATGTCGTAATAATGCCACGTTGTCTCTCTCTCACTCGGTACGGGTCTGCATGCTCCGACTTCATAAACCACTTCCATGCCCGTTTTCTGGTCTCTCGGTCATGGCTGTCAAGGTCTGGCAGCAGCTCCTTCCACATCATTAAATCTACTTCCGGTATGCTCAGCTCCCAGCCTGCAAAACTAAGATGGTTGAGCGCATCGGGGTTTTTTCTCAGCTCTGCCAGGTAATCAAGGTGCGCGCTGCGCCCTCGCTGAAACCTGCGCAGAAACGCCTGTCCGTTCTCGACAATCAGCTCGCTGGTTATGTGTTCGTCGTGCTGTCGAACGTCACGCGCTGCCAAAATCTGTTCCTCTGTAGTAGTGCTGCGGCGTGCGCTTCATTGAAGTATGCGCATTCACCAGGTCGCACCAGGTTGCCCTGCATATCGTAAAAGCCCGCGCCATGCATATCGCCATTCGCCACCAGGACCTTGCCCTCAAGGATTGGCGGCACATATTCGACACGCGGTGGCAGCGGGCATTCATTCACTCTTTTGCCTTTTTCTTGGCTTTGAGTTCAGCAATAGCCCCTGCATCTAACAAGGGCTTTGCCTGCGCTGCCTTGAGCGTAATTTCCTCGCCCCTGTAGCGCTTGCGGTCACGCACGCGGCCGGATTCGTGATCCACGAACACAGCCGGTGCAATTACGCGGTACTTGGGCACTAGCCCGTTACCGCCAGTTCATCGTCAATATCCGCAACCACACCGTGCGCTGCTTCATTGAGGACTTTCAGGCCAAAATCGACTGCCATCTGGCGACGATCCGCAAGACCTGTCTTGCTCAAAGGCTCGACGCGGTAGCCATGCAGGAATGCCTGGCGCACCATTGCTGGGTCAATCAGGCCAACATTGACGTTACGCGCGCCGCCAGTAGGCACAGGCGGGACGTAGAGCCGGTTGGGGATCATTTCCAGTACAACATCGAAGTCAGTGAGGAACACGTTGACAGCGCCCTTTGCGGTGCTAGGCGTTGCGCTCTGCGTGGTCTCACTGGTCAGCGTTGCAATGCGCGCTGAGCTGGTGAACATGTAGTTGGACAGCTCGCGGATCGCATTAGGCGTTGACATGAGTTTGGAGGGATTGCCGCCCTGCTCCCACACCGATTGGGCCATATCGCGGATCGCTGT